GGGATGTTTTCGTTAAACGCGCTTGGTACTAGTTTTTGCTTTACTAATGACGGTTTATCAATACAGCCATAGCCCCCTTTGCCTAAACAGTAATAACCACATACAGGACACTGAGCATCATCATTCATCACTCACCTCCACACAATACGTCTCATCGTCACAGTGATAAATCTTAGTGATAGGCTTACCGTCTATCTCTGTATGTATGCCTATGTATGGCCCACCTGATGGATCAAACATAGATATATGACTCATCCTCTTCATCTCTTCATCCCACTTCCCGCCCTCACGTCCGTACTTCAGGGAGTTACCCGTCATGTGGAACTTGTAGCCACCTTCGATAGGCTCCCAGTGATATTTGTCACCGTATCGGTTGGTGTATTCTGTGTTACTCTTGTACATCTTTCAGTACCTCTCTTAGTTTAGTTACTGGGCAGTCAATATAATGCCCTTCATTAACCCCATCACAATAGCTACATTGCCAATTTTCATCATCCGCGAACGCGCCAGCAAAAGGCTCTAACGCCATCACAGCATCTTGTAGTTGTTTGAGTTGCTCCTTAGCTTCCAGCGCTTCACGTACAAACTGCTCAGATACTTCAATCATCACTATGCCCTCTCAAATTCTTACGTTTCCACTCTTCGTGCTCTTTCATAAAGTCATCATGTTCTTTAAACATAAGATAACTACCACCAAAAAACACCAGAAACAGCAGCGGAGCTAGTACGAACCCACATATAATTACAAACCAATCTAGATTACCCATCATTCACCTCCTGTTCATAGCGAACACCACTATCAATCAGCACTGATAGGTCTACTGGAATCGACGTGGGTTTGATGCGGTACTCTGTATCGTCCCAAGACCATACAGGTTCCAAAGGGCAGTCATGCCAATAGGTAGCACCTTTAGGTCTACCCTCAATCTGCTTACCATCTTCATAAGCCTGCATAACGGCTATCATTTCTTTAGTGTTCATCACAACCCTCCTGCATAATATGAATGAAATGCATATGGCCATGCCAGTATGAAGGCACACCAATACGGAACCCTACTACACTTTCTTCGCGCACCAGCTGTTCCCATTCATTCTCATCTAAGAATACTTTCTCAATCTTGCGATTAGCTTTCTCAGCTATTTCGCGGATCTTCTCAATGATTGTTTGTTCATATACTACTCGCATGACTCAACCTCCGTAGGCTTATATTTGTCTATGCACACAGGACACATGCCATCCTTTAAGCGCATACTAAAGCGACCACATGTGTCGCAGTTTTTGTCTCCGAAAATGTCCTTATGATTGTCACGGTATTTATCCGTGTTACCTTTGGACACTAAACGATCTCCAGTAATGTCGTTGATGCTCATTTTTCTAGTTCCTCTAATAATTTATCCGCGCACTTAACCGCAAAATTAGCCACTTGAGTGGAGTTGTGAACACGGGATAGTATCCCCTGCATAGCACCGTCCTGGAAGGTGCTAGCTGAATAAGAGTACAGTAGTTTTGCTAACACATCAGCAGGCGTCTTAAAAAGCAGTGGGTAACGAACCTGACTTTCTAAAATGTAATTTAAAATATAATGACTCATGATGAACCCTAAAATGAATCTGGATAGATGCCAAAAGGATCGGGGTTGATCCATTGTTTTTGGCATCAAATCTAAGATACGTTTTGTTTTCTTTGTTTAAAACTATCTCATTTAACTAACGAAACCTAACACGTTCGATGGTTTCATTCTCAATAGTAATATAATCTTCTTCACGCAATAGACTTTTCCACTGGCTCGAAATGAAATCTCGACCCTCCATAGAATCACAAACAGCGCTATAAACATCCCATTTGCTTTCTATATTATCGCAATAAATGCTGTAGCGACCTTCTGCAACGATTTTGCCATCTTTTTCACGTAACCAAACATGACTTTTCGAAAAAGTGTTTAAATCATAAACATAGCCAGTCGGCGTGTTTTTAATGGTGACATCAATGCAGTTGCCGACCAAACTCATTACTAGATCGTAAATTTTAGACATGCTCTTTATCCCATTTATTAATTTTTGACATCAACTCACTCTTTGTTCCAGCCCTGCAAAGTATTCACGCTTAGAAAGTCCGACTAATGGCTTGCACTGCTCTATATAGTCATCATTATCTGGCCAGACTATGCCATTAGCGTCATATAAAGGTATTATAGGTTTATCTGCATTCTTCATTATTTTCTCCTTACCCAAACCACACTTGCACGACCGCGAGCCGGTTTGATTTCTTGGCTGTCTACCCAGCCGTTTTTTTTCATGTTCTCCAGTGCCAGGATCACTTCTTCTTTTTTGTGTGGTCGACAGCGGTTCACCAAAGTACCCTGCTTCTCACCATGGTCATAATCCAGCATGGCGATTAATCGGCGCTGCAGCGCTTCGCCAAGCTGCTTATTCTCTTCAGCGATGTTACCCGCTGCCAGGTTAATTTTCTCTTCGATGTCGCGCTTCACCAACTTGTAAGCCCAGCTTACATGCTCAACCGTGCGCACACCTTCAGGGATTCCAAGGATAAACGAGATCTTTAGCACCAGTTCAAACCCCCTCCGTGGAATAGCCTCTAATGACAGCTCTTTGGCATTCTCAGCCATGTCATGGAAAGCCTCTTGCACTTCGATCAGCATTTCCTGCGCAGCATCATTGGTAGCCACTTGAACACGGTCGCCAAGCTGCTCGATGCGACTATTCACGGTTTCCGCATGGCCGTTCCGGTACAACTGAGATACCGTCATCGCCATACTAGAAGGTACATCATATGGACTAAAATTTGGTTTAGAGCGCGGGTTCGTATCTTTTTCATGCACCAGCAATGCACGACTGATAAACCCGTTCACCGCCATTTCATAATCCACCAAACCATCGAATGTCACCGGAGTAGTGAACCCTAGAATGGACATAAATGGGCGCTCAAGCCCTGAATCGATCGACTCCAACTGCTTCACTAGGTTTTGCTCCAGCTCTTCAGCTAGGTCGCGCTCCTGACGTGTACTATCGCTATCCTCCTGCACTTTTCTAGCACTGGCGATAGCTGTACGTAGATCACGCTTGATCTCTTTACGGACATCACCTTGTACCGGTAGGAACGAATTTGCTTTTGAGTACATAGACATAACCATGCCTATAACACCTTCCAGGTAAGACGCGCCACCACGTAACGTAGCATTACGGATCTTCTTCAGCACAATACCGAACTCATCGATGATGTAGAACGCGGCTTGGTGATCAACCATGTTCCGCACCAGCTCTTGCTCCGACTTAATACCACCGTGTGTGGCCGCTGCTACACCAGCTGCTCGCATTACAGATAGTGCTGCTTGCTGCACAGCCTCTTTACCGGTGGATGATGCCGCAATGCATAGAGAGATAAGATTGCCCGTGGTGCCGTACAATTCATCATCATGGCGTAAGCCTGCAATGTTGCCAACGGTCGTGATAGCGGCCATAGCTGCGATGTTCTCGCGTGGGTAACGACATTGGTCATTGATATACTCAGCAACCTTGCCAACGAAGCCTGGCGGACGGCGTAGGTCGATGCCTTCAAGATTGATCTCAGCTTCTTCAACTGGTGCAGGAAGATCCGATTCAAAGGTTACCGGCTCAACATAACCACCCTCTTTAGCATGATGCACCAGCGTACCCAGTGTCACAGGGTTGGCTGATTTGCCAAAGCTATGCCACTTAGGTTCAGTACCACCGGTGTATTTCTTACCGTTCTTACTCCAGTCGTCCCAAATATCGTATCCGGCACCACTGGTAGCATGGTGTACGGCCATGCCGACCTTTACCCATGTTTCATAATCACAATCAGGATCGATGCAAGCAAGCATCCCACTAATGTCATCATCAGATACATCAACGTAAGAACCATCAAGTACCGCTCTATGTGCTTGCTTCTCAAGTGCGCTAAGTAATTCGCTAGGCGCGTCACAAATTTCATCTGGACTCCCTTTTTCTACTTCATATTCCATGCCACTCGCATGCAGTGAGCCGGCGCCTACAACAAAGCCGGAGTTCTTAAAGTCTATGCCTGGATAAGCTGCCAAATGGCCCTGTAAAGAAAGATCGCTAGGACGATTAAAGTAGATATGGTGACCACCGCCTCCAGTCGCAACCACGAATCCACTAAGCGCTTTGAAGTCAAGTCCAAGATCGCTGCATAGCTTAGTATAACTATCATCACCACCGTTACGAGGATCAATATCGATAATAACGTGTCCATCTACTAACACTCCAAATCCGGTATCAAACTGGCCGGTTTCTTCCATCACCTCAATCTGCTCTTCAGACCAGTGTGGCGTATGCTGCCACGATGAGGCGATAGGATGTTTTCCTGCCGCTTCGCAGTCTTCACGATCGCATTGGCATTGACCACCCACTATGGGATGGAGGCCAAAGACCCGGAATCCTGCATCTATATAATCTTGATAGTTAATCTGCATATGGATTAATTCCCACCTTGGCGGCATACGCTTCCACTTTGCGCATGTCCGCTTCCTTTAATGGGTGCTTATCTGCGCGGTATAGCTTCATATAAGCAACGCCAGTCTGTTTCGATATTAATGTGAGGTGGTAACCCTCTTCCTTCAGTTGATTAAGCAGCTTCATATTTCCTCCCCTGCAAGTTTTTTTCACATTTTACACAAATAACTGTTGACTGCAACATTTTTTTACAATATATTTGTTCCCGCAGAACGAGAAAAGGAGAAAGTTATGTCTTTACTGCAAAGCATAGCCAAGCCTTCTGACCGTGCTGTTATTGTCACCATCTGTGGCGATAGCGGTATGGGCAAGACGACTTTGGCTTCATCATTTGAAAACCCAATTGTTATACGCGCCGAAGATGGCCTACAGGCTGTACCAGCGGATCAACGCCCCGATGCATTCCCTGTTATCCATAAAGCGGATGAAGTATGGGAGCAATTAACCGCGCTACTAACAGAAGAGCATGAGTACAAGACCTTGGTCATTGACTCTGTTACTGCGTTAGAGCGTCTATTCATCCAACACGTTATTGATACCGACCCTAAGAACCCGAAGTCTATTAACCAAGCTATGGGTGGTTACGGCGCTGGCCTATCAGCTGTTGCTACTATGCACCAGCGAGTACGAAAGGCTTGCGGTATGCTAAACGAGCGCAAAGGTATGCACATTGTCTTTGTTGCCCATGCGGACACCGAGACTATTGAGCTGCCAGACCAAGACCCATATACCCGCTACACGCTGCGTCTGGGTAAGAAGTCTACGGCTCCATACGTTGATGATTCTGATATTGTCGGTTTCCTGAAACTGCAAACCTTTACCACTGGTGATGGTGAGCGCAAGAAAGCTATCTCTTCAGGTGAGCGCCTGATTACCACATACGCAACGGCTTCTAACATTTCCAAGAACCGTTACGGCATTACTGAAGACCTACCAGTCATCGCAGGTCAAAATCCATTCAAATCCATTGTACCAGGAGTATAAATTATGAGTTTCTTTACTATGTCTGATGGCCAACAGGCCCAAGGTGGTTCCTACGAAGTTGCTGGCAGCGAACCGATTCCAAGCGGCACTCAGCTACGCGCCATCATCGATGAGATTAAGTGGGATGAATATGAAGGTGAGCAATACATTTCTGCTCGCTGGTCTGTGATCGATGGCGAGTACAAAAACCGCAAGGTCTTCCAGAAGATCAAGGTTGCTGAGACTGATGCTAACAAGCGTGACAAGGCGCTTCGTATGCTAGCTGCCATTGACACTAATGCCGGCGGTCAAATTCAGGCTTCAGGTCAGAGTCCAACTGATATGTCCTTGCAGCAGAACCTAATGAACAAGATGATGATCATCAAGGTTCAGGAATGGGAGTTCAATGGCAACAAAGGTAACTGGGTATCCGCTGTTGCACCAGCTGTACAAGGTCAGCAGGCTACCGCACAGACTGATATGTCTATGGATGTACCATTTTGATCTAGCATAAAAAAAAGCCCCTCTGTGAGAAGGAGGGGCAAACCATGAACAACAACAGGGAGAAGGAGAGTAGTTATGTCTACTATAGTACAACGTTCACCGGAATGGTTCAAGGCGCGAGCTGGCAAAGTTACCGGCTCCCGCGCCGGCGCCATCTTAGGTCTTGACCCTAACACTAGCCGCGCCCAGGTCTTGCGCGAAATGATCCTTGAGTACCAAGGGCTAGAAAAAGATTTCAAAGGCAATGTCGCCACTGAGTATGGCCGTTTCCATGAAGAGTATGCCCAAGCTGACTTTGAGCTGATGCACGAAAAGAAGGTGCGGGAAGTTGGATTCGTTGTTAGCGATAAGCACGAATGGCTAGGCGCGTCACCGGACGGGCTACTAGGTGATGATTCCGTACTGGAGATTAAATGTCCATATGGGCTGCGCGAAGATCCAGAACCGGTGTTTAAGAAGATTGGCGATCTGCCACATTACTACGCCCAAGTGCAGATTGAAATGATTTGCACAGGCCGTGTTAATTGTTACTTCTACCAATGGAGCAACTATGGCAGTGATCTTCAGATCGTGTACAAGGATTTCGATTGGATCGATGAATATTTACCGCGCCTATACGAGTTCTACGAAGAGTACATGCGACTACGTGAGAACCCTATAGCGGATGCTGAATATTCTGTCTTGGCTGATGCATATCGTGATGCCAAAGACCAACTTGAGATTGCCAAAGAGAACCTTGAGGTTGTTAAACGACAACTTATTGAACAGGCCGGCGGCGTTAAAGCAAAGATTGGTGGCTTATCCGTTTATCCAGTCACACGACAAGGTTCCGTGTCCTACACCAAGGTAGTGAAAGACCATCTACCAGAGCTGGATCTTGAGCCATATCGCGGTAAATCAACTACAACATGGGCGGTGAAGTGATGGATAAGAAGGTAGGTAAAT